TTTAATGTTAAAAGTTTCAGTAAATCCTAACTGTCTCTGAATTGTTAATGAACAAAAGCCGCATATAGATAAGGCTGGCTGCGAGTTGGGCGATGCCCAAAGGGAACGATTTCCCACTCAGACTTCTAGTATACCACAAAAGTACCTAGTTTGTCAAGTGTTATTTGTTATGTATAGGGGGCAGTTTTGCCCCCGTTTTTGGCTTAGTTGTTGATGATTTTCTCGATGTTGGCTTCGCTCATGGCATAAATTCGTGCAATGCTGGCAATGGTTTTGCCTGTGGAGTGGACGTGCTTGATGACCTTATCCCTCTCCTCGTGGTTGGTTCGCAGGTACTCCTGCAAGGCGTGGACCACGGCAGCATCGACGCTGCCTGCCTTGGCAATCAGTTCATCGGCCACATCAAGGGGCAGTTCGAGTTCAACGGTGTGGAACTCAGGGGTTTGGGTAGTCTGTGTAGCGGGTGTTGTCATAGTTGCTCCTTACAGCTCGAAGTCGTCGAAGATGCGGTTGTCCAGATTGTCGAAGTCCACCGGCTTGATCTCCTTGAGCACCGGGAACAGTTCAGGGTTCCGCATGGATGGGGGGATGACTGCCAGTTTACGGGGGGCCGATTGTGTGTCGGGCGTGGTGGGCATGGTGGGCTGCGCAGGTGGTGAAACCTTTAATGTTAAAACTCCTTCTGGCTCGACCGGTTCTGCAACGCGAGCGGCGTTCATCCTGTCCAGCATGTTGGGTCGGGCTGGCAGTTTGGCTTTGTAGGCGGCGTATGCGTCGCACACTGCGTCCTCAGTCATGCCGTATCTCTGCGCGACTGTGGCAGGGGCAGTACCGGCTTCCATCTCTAATAGAAGTTGCAGGGCTTTGGTTGCCGGTTTAGCGTTTGTCGGGACGGGTTCGTTTCGCATGGCTCGCTGTTTGGCCACGATCTGCCCAATTCGCACAAGGGAGATGTTGAACTCTGCGGCTACGGTGGCATGGGTAACACCGGTTCGGGTTCTGGCATAAATCTCTGCGTCACGGTCGCTGTTCACAACGGGTCGGCCAGCGACACTCTTGCCAAGTTTCAGGCGTTCCGTATCTTTCTTGAAGTGCTCGACCGCCAAGCGCAGGGTCTTTGCAGGGGTGAGGTTGTGGTGCTCGGCCAGTTCGGTGAGTGCGGTTCGCGCGGGTAGGCCCAAGCCATGGTAAAGACGCAGGGCGATGAGTGCAGTTTCCTCCAGAGTGCCGGGGGCGGTCTCTGAAATTTTGTGGGCTACGGCAGTGGGGAGATGGATGGTGATGGAGATAACGGGGTCTGTCATAGTAATCCTTGGGAGGTTGGGGGTGGCCAGTATAACATAGGTTTGCTGGTTGTTGTTTCTCCGCGTGTACGAAATCGGAGAAATTTGTAACATTTAAGGGAAGGTTAAGTAATCGCTGGGAAGCCCCATAAACACAGGGTGTGCGGGGAAATATGAAGCTATTATCTGTTGCGTGGCAGTTGTACGGGGGTCTGAAAACGCCTACCAGAGACCCCCTACCCCCGCCAAAACTTTTAACATTAAAACTTCGCAGGTGGGGATAAATGAACCAAAACCCACCTATAGCTTTTCATACCTAAAAGAGTGTACCTCAGTAACAATAAATAAATAATAATATAATCTCTCTCTCTCTCTGTTGCGTAAGTGCTTGATTTCATTGGTAATTTATTCATTGCCTATTTGCTTAAGTTTGGGTACAGCGATTTTGTTACAAGTTTAAAAATTCTGCCACACGCGGAGAAACAACAACTATCTTTTAACATTAAAACTTTTCGGCGGCAGGCTGCCTCACTCGCCCACGCACGCTCGCGCTCACGCACGCACACTCTCCCTCGCGGTCGCACTACTATGACGTTTCCCTGCGCACGCAGGGAAACTCGAACGCCCTGAAAATTCAGGGCGAAAAAAAAAGCCCGCCGGGTGGCGGGCTTGGTGGCAAGGGCCGAAGCCCTTGGATTTACTTGGAAAGAATTGTCTCTTTGAAATCTGGCCAAGTGTCGGTTATCAAGTCAACCAAGTCGGCAGCGAAAAGGGTTTGGTTAAGTAGACGGGCCTGAGCGAGAGCCTTAGATAATGTCTTATGCAAAGCGGGAATATCGGTCTTTTCAACTGCGCCAGACTTGGGTTTTGCGTCATCCGCTTTTTTGGTGTCGGCAGTTTGCTTATTTGCCAGACCCCGTTCAAATGAAACACCCTTTTCGAACGCTATCCAAAAAGCGGATTGATACGATGCGGCACTGGCTTTTGAGATGAAACCCTTTTCTACAATCGAATCGAACATGGCTTTGACTTGGCCGCGTGCGTCATTGGTTTTCGCGTTACCCTTGAGAAATTCTGCTTTTGGTTTATCGCACGCAATGAACATGGCATCAAGCACCACATTTATTGCCTTGTCTTGGGCAGTGCGAGCTTTTGCGACTGCACTGGCTTCGCCAGCAAATGCTTTGATAACGGCGTTGACTAGGGTTTGATTGATAACAGACATTTTGATTTCCTTTTGATTTAAGTTGCCTCAGTCAAAATTAACTGAGGACTCAACTGTAACGCATACATAATTAATTGTCAACCCCTATCGGCAACTCTTAATGTTAAAAGTTCGGCATGGCTCGACCCCACCGTACCCCCACCGACCACTGCTGGTTCTGGGACTCCTCGCGTCCACTTACGCTGAGTGTCATAGCCTCCACCACCTCCCTAAATCAAGACCATATATAATTATTCCGCTCCGCTACAGAATTATTCTGCCCCACCAGACCCACCCCCCTTCGCCCAGAAACACCCCCCATGCAAAAATAAAACACATGTGAAAAAATTGCATATACAATTCGCCCAACACACAGGAGTGCGATTCCCTCCCATGGCATACCAGACAACAATTGACTTCGACGTCCCCCTTGCGGACTTCTCACCAACCTTCGAGTCCCTTGAGACCCGCGTAGCTGCCGCCATGTCGGCGTTGGTTGATGCCGATGGGCTGCCAGACCCCAGCCAGATCGACGAAGACGACAAAGAACTGGCCCGTGCCATATTTTCTGGCCAACAACTTGCTTCCGATCAAGACCTGTCGTCACCTCCGGTGGTGGTTTACCTGCAGTCCCTGCTCAACGAGTACGACCAGACGGTGGTGAAGTCCGCTGCACAGCTCAGAACCTACGTAACCAACAAGCTTTTGGCCGAAACTGCCAATGCCGACCCCCGAATCCGCATGAAATCGCTGGAATTGCTGGGCAAAATCTCCGATGTGGGGCTGTTTACGGACAAAACCGAGATCACCATGCGCCACCGGCCCACCGAAGAGCTGGAACAACTGCTGCGCGAGCGTCTGACCAAGGTAATTGAGGGGGAAGTGACCCCAGTAACACGCCCAAAGATCGAAGACATCTCGGTTGACGACGTGTTGGCCAAGTAAAAATGCAACTTACCCCTGCAATTATCGAAAAACTGGTGAAGACCCTGCCTCATTCCGAGGCTGCCGAACTTTTGGCCATGTTTGACGAGCTGGAGGAGCGCAAAGCGGTGCAAGCGGCGCAGGAGGACTTCCTTGCGTTCATTGCAGCCGTCGACAAGAACTACAAGTTCGGCACGCACCTCAAAAGGCTGGGCTCCCTCCTGATGGATGTGGAGGAAAACATCAAAAACCGCATTGCCGTGAGCATGGCACCGCGTATGGGCAAGTCCCAAATGATCTCCATCTACTACCCGGCGTGGTATTTGGGGCGGCACCCGGACCACAAGGTGATTGTGGCCTCACACACTGCCGATCTGGCCGTTGTCATGGCCCGTAAGGTGCGAAACTTGATCCAGTCCGCCGAATACCAGCGCATTTTTCCCAACACCCGCATCGCTGCCGATGCCAAGGCGGCTGCCCAGTGGAACACCACCCAAGGCGGCGAGTATTTTGCAATCGGTGTGGGTGGTGCGCTGGCCGGGCGAGGAGCCCACCTCATCATTGCAGACGATCCGCTGTCCGAGCAGGACATCAAAGCGGGCAACACCAACTCCTTGGACAACGCCTACGAATGGTTCAGCGCAGGTCTGCGCACACGTCTCATGCCGGATGGGAAAATCTGCGTGCTCCACTGCTTGACCGGGGACACCAAAGTCACCATGGCCGATCTGACCGAGAAGCGTATCCAAGACGTCAGGCCGGGCGATTGCGTGT